TCGGCGGTAAATTAACACCACCCCCTCCACCCCCACCCCCGCCACCTCCTCCGCCTCCACCCCCTCCACCAGAAATGACCTGTTTTGCCAGCAGTACTCTAATATTAATGGGTGATCTTTCATGGAAACAGATCAACGAAGTTGAGACCGGAGAGTTCGTAATCTCGATGTCTGGCAAACCTGTTGAGGTTCTGGAGAACAAACCTGTCCCTGTATCCAAAGGACGACGGATGATGAGCCTACATCGTGAAAGACAGAATAAACCCTTACGCTTCAGCGATGACCATGACATCTGGATCAGGGACGACAACGGGGTTGAACGTTGGGGTGTCTATAACTATAACTGGTGGCTGTTGGAAGACCGTGGCTATGCCGAATCTTCCGAGGAAAACTTCCCCGGTGAAAGCCCCTATGACTACGAACACATTGGTAAAGCAACAATGCCTCTCTTATACGGGGAACAGTACGAATTCGCCACCATCGATGGCTGGGAAAAGACCGAGGCAATATGGGATTCTGAACAAAACCCCGAAGAAATTATCCATGGTCTATTGATAAAATCTGGTGGTGGATATATAGTAGATGGCTTTGTGGGGATTTCACAGTGGTGCAGAACAGAGGACATCCGGGATATTCAATGGAAAGGTCTACCCTAGTCTGTGGTCTTTACAGATCAGGTACCACATATCTTCAAACCATTCTTGATCCTGATAATACGCATACCGAGTACAAGCACGAGTTTGTCAGGACAGACATCCCAGACAAAATTAAATCCATGGACAGGGTCTTAATCCACAAGTCACCTTACAAATGGATCGACAGCATCATCTCTCAATCATGGGAACTTGGTGATCACTACAGAGTCCACTACGAAAAAGGACACACCGAGATCAGATGCGCCACAAGCCAGACACTCAGGGATACCCCCGATATTATCGAAGAGTATAAGACATACAGCTTGGAAAACATCTGTGATCTCTACAACAGATTTTTCCACTTCTGGTTATCAAATCCTTTTTCCTCAGTTATTAAATTTGTAAAATACCGGGATCTTATCAGTGACCCTGTGACAACACTGAAGAATCTTACAGGGGCGGATCATTATCTCTTCCCTTCCAAAGTTTCTGGTTCCTTTAAATTTACCCCTGAAAGAAAAAGAATGGCTCTGGACCCACGTATGTCGTATAATATGACACCAGACATGTCGCATGTCATTAAGAATAATATAGACAAGAGTGTTCTAAAATCTCTTAATTACACAGGAGTGTTCGAGTAGTGCCCGCATCATATGCTGAAAAACTAGACGTAGTCATGGAGAACACTCTTCTCCCTGATTGGAAAGTACTGGTATCTTCTTACTTTGAAACAGAGACTATTAATCGAGAGTCTGTTTTAGATGCACTCTATAATAACTATGAGAGAATCAGATGTATTCAGGGAAGAACTATTCTTCCCAGCATTATTAGAGATTTATCTTTTATCGGTTGGGATAAGGACATGGAGCCGACCCCTCCTTTTACTGATGCTAATGAGGAATGGACCAACGGAGAAATTATTAAATACAGTTGGTTAAAAGGCAGGGGGTCAACCTCCCCATTACACTACTCAAATTACTGGCAAGATAAGAGGGTATGCGACATAGGCTGTGGGACTGGGACATCAACCATCATCACACACAAACTAGGGAGTGTTAATGCTGTCTGCGAAGGTCTGGACGAATCACAAGTGATCGCCGCCTGTAATTTTATCTTACTTAATTATGATATAAGGTTTTTTTCAGAGGTGGTCTCCATAGAAACTATTGATATGTCTTACGACACCTATATCATGTCCCGTATTTTTTATGGTGGCTGGGCTCAAAAGAATTTGGATCTGGGCAGATTTTTACGAGATGAGGGTAAAGAAGTTATTATTGCATCGAAGTCTCTTGTTGAAGGTACGAATCCTGAGACCACACTAAACCCCTCAGAATATGAAATGCTTTTAGATATCCCCCTCATATCAGATCCTGTGGATTTTGGTAATAGATACGTTGTGAAGCTGGTATGATAAAGATTTATCCTGTGATATCTGATTCAGTCAAATCAGTTGATATAGTCCCTGCCACTAAAACCAGAGATTGGTTTTCCCCTCACACTTATAAATGCACGCCACTTACCTGTGCAAATACCCTTGGGTGGGACTTGGTACTGAATGAACCAATCACTGTCGAGTGGGACGGTGGTGTCTACAAAGATAATCTCACAGTCATAGAAGGTCATGGTGCAAAGAGTCACTTCGGAATAGGGACATTTACCCTAGACCCCGGCTATATATGGCGCACTAACAAGAACATTAATCTTATGGTCATGCCAGTTCCTAACACAGACAACACAGATATTCAAACGATGTCCGCAGTCATCGAGACTGATTGGTTATCCTACCCATGGTTTCTGACAATCAGGGTCATTAACAAAGGAAAAACCACAATCCCAAAAGGTACCCCCGTTGCCCGTGTTATTCCTGTGGACACCGGAACCATCGAAAATACTAAGATTTATAAAATGCATGAGCCGGATAGTATCCGCAAAGAACGAGAAGTATTGACAGACAAGCGTGACAAAGCGGATGAGTGGACAAAAGATTACTTTGAAAAAGCACGCAGATTTGTCCGGTGTTCCCCTGTTATAGACTATAATGATAGCTTCAAGATACTGGAAGTAAATGATATTCACTCTAAAGAATCTTTCTTAGACACAGACGACTGTTCTTTTCTAATCAGAAGCTGGGTTCCTGAAAATCCTGATGATTCTTCTGATCTTTGGAGAAACAAGAACTGCTGGTCAAACATTGAGTCAAATAAAGGAGTGATCGAGGAAAGACTATTACAGTTTGCCCAACAAAAAACTGGTCTTGACCTATTACTATTAAACCCACATACTGTAAAGTGGGGTAAAGGGGATGAGATGTTAGCACATGATGATCTGGGTGAGCACCGAGAATTTCCTAACAGACATTTTGCTGCTATAATTTATCTTAATGAAGATTATGAAGGGGGTGAGCTTGTATTCCCACATCTTGGTTTAGGGATAAAAGGACATACAGGGGAACTTATTCTCTTTAAAGGCGGCTATGTTATGCACAGAGTAAACAAGATTACATCAGGTAATCGTTATACTCTTGTATGTTGGTTTGCTATAAAAGAGGGTGACTAAAAATGGCTAATTTCACAGACAGGGAACTGGGTAATATGGAGGCTAGAATTGTTCTACTTGAGAAGGAGCTAGGTGCCGTCCGTAATGACACTCGTAAAATTCTTCTTACACTCTCAGAAGCACAAGGTGGCTGGAAAACATTGATGATGCTTTCCGGATTCTCCGCTGCTCTTGGGGGTATCATATCTCAAATTTTCCTTAATTTTCCGAAATAGTCCGACATGTCAACAGATACAATCACAACAAAATTCAAATTTGCCCCTACACTACTCAGGGATGATACACAATACGAAGCCGAGGGCGGCTGGTATGACGGTAACCGTGTCAGATTTCGTAACAACAATCCTGAAAATATCCGGGGTTGGAACAAGCGAGTTCTTGGTCAACTAACAGGAACTCCACGTGACATCGAGATCTGGTCAGGACTAAATCAAGCAAACTATATTGCATGGGGAACAAACAATGCACTTCAGATTTATGAAGGTGGTCAAGTATCGGACATTACGCCTAGTACTTCAACTACATCCTTGTCAAACCAGATTAGCACCTCCGTTGGTTCTTCATCTATCCTTGTATCTCTGACAGGACACACCAGAGCATCGGGTGATCGTGTTGTTTTTGTCTCGATGGCTGCCACAGTTGGCGGCAATGTTTTCCTCAATTCCACATTTACCATTACCACAGCATCCGACTCTAACCATTTCACTTTCACATACACGACCGTGGCCGCTGCAACCTCTGCCAATGTTGGTACCGTGACCCTACAGTACTTACTAAAGTCGGGACCACAGTTTAATACTGGCGGTCTCGGTTGGGGCGCTGGCACCTATGGCACAGGAACATACGGTACTCCAGCCTCTTCATCAAATATTGTTTTAAGTATGCGTAACTGGAGCATGGACACATTCGGAGAGGACCTTCTGGCAAATCCCCGTGGTGGTTCGATATATCTCTGGGACGCAACATCAGGTACTGATGTGAGGGCACAGTTTGTCTCGGCTGCCCCTGTGTCTGTCAACAGTGTCATCGTCTCAGAAAAATCGAGACACGTCATTGCCTTGGGCTGTAATGACGTATCCGGTGCGTTTGATCCAATGCTGATCCGCTGGTCCGATCAGGAAAACTACGACGTATGGACACCGACAGTTACCAATGCTGCCGGTGATTTCAGAATCCAGAGAGGAACACAGATCAATCAGGGCGTCTATTCCAGAGGCGGTGTTCTTATTCTGACAGACTCGGCCCTGTACGGCATGGTATACGTCGGACAGCCCTATATCTTTGCCACCGATATTCTTGGTGACGGGTGTGGTTCTATCTCACCACATGCAGCAAAAGATTTTAACGGTAGTCTGTACTGGATGGGTGACGGTAACTTCTTTGTCTTCAACGGACAGGTACAGGTCCTCCCGTCATCTGCCAGAAAATATGTTTTCTCGGACTTTAATTACTCCCAGAAAGAAAAGGTATTCTGCGGTATCAACACAGAATTCTCTGAGATTACGTGGCTTTATCCCTCTGCTGACTCTGATGAGTGTGACAGATATATCTCATACAATCCGGTTAATAACTACTGGGTCTTTGGTAATTCCTACTGGACAACATGGAATTTCGGGGCAGATATTTTTGGAAGCATTATCACCACAGGTGTCTCGGCTGGTAACGCCTATCTATATAATAACGAACCCGCCGACACATACAGCGGTGTCATCGGAGATAACCAACTAATAGGATACGAATCCTTTATCCAGAGTGGTGACTTCGATCTCGGGGACGGTGATGATCTATTATTTGCAGATAAATTTATCCCGGACTTTGAACTCTCCGACCCCGGAGGAATCAACAACGACCCACAGGTCAACATCGTGATGGGCACTAAACAATACCCCACGGCCACAACAGTATCCAAAGGTCCCTTTGTTGTCTCGGCATCAACCCGATTCCAGAACATCAGACTCCGGGGAAGACAGGCAAATCTCAAGATATCCACAAGTGCTATCGGCACCTCGTGGAGACTTGGCACATTCAGACTTGATCTAGTACCGGACGGGAAACGTTAACGGACATGGCTATCGATGTAGGCAGATCAGGAAAATTCTTTGTCCGATATCCGGGGGCACCAAGAAGTGCAACCCCCGAGATGACGGTGGCATGGTCCCAGCTTATCAGAAATCTGGAACTCCGTGACAACCAGAGTAATATTGAGGCTGCTTCTCAGGAGCCTTATGTTATTTCAAATGTATCTGTGAATAGAACATATGATGTAAGTGTGGGGCAAATATCGGTCTCTGTTGTTGCAAATGCACTGGGGACTTTATTGCAGGATCTTAAACTAAAAGGTATCATAGGATGATCAACGGAGGAATTTACTAATGCCAGCACCAAATCATGGGGACAGAATGGACGCCCGCAGAGACGCCACTGGTGGTGGCTTTGGCCAAACAGGCGCTGCCAAGGGTTATGATGGTGTAAAAGACAGTCTGGGATCAAGACCACAATTAAATATATCCGAAGGGAATCTACTTGGTGCATTAGGAAACGCC